TTAGGATTTTTACCTTCGGAGCGTTGCCAAGCGGGAGTTTTCATCACTTCACCTTTTTTGGTTTCTTTGCAGTTTTAGCAGACTCAATAAACGCTTTGGCAGTTGGCGCACCTTTGCTACCAACTTTCCGCATACGTTCACCAGAGCCAGCCTTAATTCTTGCTTGTTTGGCATTGATATTGGCATAAAGTCCTTGTTTCATTTCTTCTTCGCCTTTCCTGCCTCAGATAAAGCAATTGCTATGGCTTGTTTCTGAGACTTGACAACCTTGCCACCCTTGCCTGAGTGCAGATCACCTGCCTTGTACTCACGCATGACTTTGCTAATCTTGGCTTGTGCTTTGGTCTTTTTCATACTAATACAAGACCTTGGCGGTAATAGTTCCAGATGTGTAGGCTGTGCAGTTGGCTCTCAAATACTTTGGCGCATTAGCAATAGTAACAATGCCATCAGCAGTCAAAGCAGTTCCAATAGTTGCAAAAGTAGTTCCGTCAAGACTACCTTGGAAAGCAACAGTAGCGACTGTTATGCCTGTAACTTGTAGAAATGCTGGTTGCCCTGCATCTGCTTGCACAGCAGTAGACGCACCACTTGCAGTTACTGCATTTAATAGGGTTCTTGCCCCAGATAATGAACTCATTTGCCTCTCCCTGATTTCTTCATCATGTTAGTTGCGGTACGCTGACCACGCATAGGCATACCTTTGGGCTTGCCAACAGCAATCATAATGGTCACAGGCATACCCTTTTTCTTGCCATATTCTTTAGCCTCTTTCTCACCCTTTTCAGAGTAAGCAAACTTCTTTTTTCCGACCATAGGCATAGTATTTCCCCTTATCTAAGTAGTTTTCCAGCAATAAAAGTAATGAAACCACCAGCCATAGAAGCAATGGTCATACCCATCCAAAATCCACCTTTTGACTTGTTTGCCAACTCAAGGAGTGCCTTGACATCGGTGGCTAACTGGTGAACTTCAGTCTGCAAGGAGGCAACCTGTGCCTCTAACTTGCCAAAATCTCGTGCGTCAATATCACTCATAACAATTGTTCCTTACGGGGGCGACCCATAGGTTTCTTCAAAGTTAGCGTCTGCCTTGTTCCATCAACCTTCTCAACTTCCACAACAGCAGAAGTATCAACCTCTGTGTATTCTGGATGTCTACGCATCTCAACAATGTCATAGTCATTTCTGAACTCGACAACATTACCTGAACGGGTGCATTTGAACAAAGCCATTTAATACCTTAATGAAGAAAGGGGGGACAAGCCCCCCAATCTTTAAACCATACGGACAATAACTATGTCCATAGTGGCTGATGCCAAGTCTGCTGTAGAACCTGACTCGTTTTGGATGCGGAATTTGACAGTATTTGCGGCTGAGACATAACCTGTCACAGTCAAACCAACCAAATCCACAGCCAAAGATGCACAAAGAACCATGTCGCCCAAGGCAACGCCTGGAACTGTTACATCATCTGTTTCACCAGCACCATCAACTAATGAGCCAGCATTTAAAGTACAAACAACTGACCAAGTATCAGAGAATAAACCCCGAAAACTGTCATTGCCTCTACGAGTCACAACTGCACTTGCTGTTGCCATAATAATTTCTCCTAATTAGTTTAAAAAAGTCCCCCCACCACTAGGGCAGGGGGCGCAACTGCAATTAGGCTGGCACTGCTAATGCAAACATTGCTGAAGACTTAGCGGCTCCAACAGTGGCGGCATTACGCAAGGCGGCAACACCATACAGTGTGTCAGAAGTGAACAATGTAGCAAGGTATTCTTGCTTGTATTGAACTTGTGAACGGATGCCAACTTGCTCAACCAGAACCATAGCGTCCTTATGACCCATCAAGCAAACACGGGCGGCTCCTGAACCAGAAGTCGTATCAGCGTTGCTAGAAGTGAACACAGGGATACCATACAAGTTACCGATTTCACCAGTGCGGATAGCGTTGCCATTACCCACAAAAGCCTGCTCTGTATAACGGGCAAGACCCATCAATGTGTTACGGCTTGAGGGAGGAATGAGGAAGAAACGATTGTCCATAGGAGTATCGTTGTCATCCAAACGCTGAATAGTGCGGCGAATTGACGCATCAGTCAAAGCAGACTCGTTGTTGTTTGCGGCAACATACGCTGTCGTGCCATCACCACCAATGTAGGCGGCGGCATAAGCGGCGGCTCCTGCTGTACCACCATTTGCAGAGCGACCCAACTGAACTAAGTCTGTATCAACTTGTCGAGCCAAGGCATAGCCTGCGTCTGATGTATAGAAGTTACGCATAGAGTTCAAGGCTTGTGCCTCGACAATATCTTCGATCAAGCGGCTATATTCATAGTGCTTGTTAATAGATATTGTTACTTCTGACTCAGTAGCGGCAATCAAAGTAACTGCATCAGTAGCAACTTTGGCGTTAGCAGTGCCACGGGTAGGTGCAGGAATGTGAACAGTGTCACCTTTCTTGCCCTTGAAGTTCATCTTCATTACCAAGTTTGCTAAAACTAGGTTCTTTTTGTAAGCCGCTACGATTTCGTCTGACCAAATATCAGGGATGAATTTGTCAGCGGTTGTTGTGGTCACCGAATTGGTGGGGGAAAATGCTGTATTAGCCATGTTAAATCTCCAAAAAACGATAAGTTAAGTTATTTAACCCGTCCTTCAGCGTAGGCTTGCATGATTTCTTCAGACAAGGCTTCGTATCGGTTCGGGTCGGTCATCTTCAGCCGAATAAGGTCTGCCCTTCTATAAACTCTCTTAGAACTCTCTCCAGTACCACCTACATCAACTGCGGCGGCTTTAAGGTTAGTCTTGCGTTGGGTTTCACCCGCATCGCTAGTCTGTTTAGCCTTAACACCTTTTAGTTGCTTGTAAGTCGATAACAACTCATTAGCACTGTCATAGTCAAACTCACCATCTGCTCTCGCATATAACCCTAACCGAATAGGTGAAGATTTCACCCAATTCTGAAAGTCCGTATCTTGTGCAATCTGCCCAAAATCAGGATGGTTTTGCGCTAACTTCTGTTGAATCTGCATCCTTTTGAAGTCGTTAGCCGCTTGGCGACCCGCTACTACATCAGGATGACTATCAACTGTCTTACGAATTGCCTCTTTTGGATTCTCAAAGAAATCTACTTCAGGCTCACTTTGCTCAATAGGTTGCTTGTTAGAACTAAGGTTTTGCTTTATGAGTTCATCTGCAAGTTTACGAACTTCACCTACCTCTTGCGCTTGCTTACCAATTAACTTTTCAGCCTCTTGGTGCATCTTTATGACTTCATCTAAACTCTTTTGCCTGTATTTCTCAGGTAGTTCAGCGATAGTCGGTGCTTCGGGTAGTTGATTTTGTTCCTCAACTATGTCTAACTCACTTAGCGACTCGTCTTCTTTATCAATCAACATATTCTTCCTTTTTCCTGCCGTTATCGGTTCTAGGACATTAAACTCGGCATTTCTGCTTAAGAGTTCTCTTTTTGCTCTTGCTTCAATTTGTCTGTGTGCTTCTTTTCAAATTTCATCCATGAGGACGGAAAATGACCAGACCACCCTTCCAAATTAACGCTTGGAGCACTTATGATGCGGTTGGCTGTCACACCGCAACTTGAACACCGAACTTCATCTGTCTCATAATCAGTTAGTTTCTCGGTGTTATGTCCGCTTACGCAGACAAATTCATAAATTCTTTTCATTCAATTCCTCGTATGCTTGTGTGCTGACCTGTTTTAAGGTTTTCAGCCAAACTAGGATAGAAAGTTCACCTTTTTTGAATTGTAGGCTTTTTTCATCAGGGATTGTACTGATATTGTTCAACGAATTTATCATTGTGTCAATATCCTCCATTAAGTCCTTCCACCCGTCCATTGACATCATGTCAAAGCGGGATTCATAGTACTTTTGCAGATCAGGTGTCATTTGTTTTTTTCAACCCATGTTTGCGTATTTTCATCCCAAAAATATTGTTTTCCATCTGTAGGATATGGAATTGGCGAATCCCATTGACAAGTTTGCTCATTTAATGTCCACGAATTAAAAGGTTTAGGTGGTATAAACGCATCTCTTTGTGTGTCATAACTGTATCCAAATCCAGCGTAATTCTTGCGTAAAGGTGTTCCACCTAATTTATGTTGTCCACCATTTGTGTTGTACGAAGTCTGAATCCATTCACCAGGGCTTGAGTCCACAAATGTTTCAAAGAACTCAGGTTCAGCCACAATAACTTGCTCAACGACTCCATTGTTTACTTTTGCAAAATGTCCCATTTGTTTGCCTTAGAAGGTAATTGAACCAGATGAAGTCCATTTGTAAATCTTATATCCACCAGTATTTGTAAATGTTGGCGAACCAGTTGTTGAAGCGGCATTGTTGTAAGAATCTGGATAACGAATAATTACAATTCCTGAGCCACCATTTGAGCCAGCATATGAAGATACTCCACCAGTTCTACCGCCACCGCCACCACCACCGCCAGTATTTGCAGTTCCAGCGGCAGAAGCACTTGAGTTTGATCCATTTCCTCCACGGCCACCACCACCACTTCCACCAGAACCACCTGTTCCAGCGTCATATCCACCACCACCACCACCACCAGCATAAGTAACGGATGAACTAGATATTGAAGATGCTGAACCTGCGCCTCCAGCCCCTCCATTATTACCAGAACCAGCACTACCAGTAGCACTAGCACCGCCACCACCGCCGCATCCCAGATTTCCACCAGCACCGCCAGCATTACCTTGACCAGAAGTTCCAGATAAACCAGCAACACTTACTGGTCTTCCGCCTCCACCAGAACCTCCAGAAGTTCCATTTGTATCAGTTTCTCCAGAAGAACCACCTCCGCCACCAGTAGAAGTAATTGCTCCAAAAACAGAATTTGAACCTTGTGTTCCAACAGATGATGAACTTCCATTTCCACCGCCACCAACAGTAACAGTAATTGCAGAACCAGCGGTTACTGAATAACCAGTAGCGGTTCTATATCCTCCAGCACCTCCGCCGCCACCAAAATGAGCACCACCACCACCACCAGCCACTACAAGATATTCAACAGTTGGCGTTACAGATGCTTGTGTGGTTATGCTATTTGAAGCAGAAGAAGATGCGCTATTACCTACTGAATTTGTTGCATAAACAGTAAATGTATAAGATGTTGATGCAGTTAATCCACTAACAGTAATTGTTCCAGAGCCAGCCTGTGATATTGTTCCAGTAATACCACCTGGACTAGAAACTGCCGTATAAGAAGTAATTGCAGTTCCACCATTACTTGCGGGCGCAGTATATGAAACAGTCGCTGTTGTTGAGCCAGTTGCAGTTGCAGTTCCAATAGTAGGCGCTCCTGGCACAGACCAAGTAGTAATACTATTTGACGCAGAACTTGATGCACTATTTCCAGCCGCATTGGTAGCATAAACAGTAAATGTATAAGCAGTTCCCGTAGTTAAACCAGTTACTGTGATTGTTCCAGAACCAGACTGAGAAACTGTGCCAGTCAAGCCACCAGGACTTGAAACGGCTGTATAAGAAGTAATTGCCTGTGTTGATGTTCCGCTACCAGTATCAGTTGGTGCTGTATATGTAACTGTCGCTGTTGTTGAGCCAGTTGCCGTAGCAGTTCCTATTGTTGGTGCATTGGGGATAGTGAAATAAACAATTATTTCCCATTTTGAACTTGTTGCAGAATAACATTCAACAGCATTTAATGTTGTGTTAAATCTTGCATATCCATTAGCAGGACTGCCTGGCCTTTGTGCTGTTGTGCCAGAAGGAAGGCCAATAGAGCCAGTTCCAGCAACTTTTAAAGTGCCA